TAATACTTACGTGGGCTTTAATTCTGCTGACCAAATTACCTTCCACACTGGAGGTTGGTCTACTCTTTCCGTAAATCCATATTATTTGACATGCCAAGGTAGTATTTATAACTACTATGCTTACTATGATGAAAGCTCACAATTAACTGGTACAACCCCAACAATTAATGCTGCAAATGGTGGCGTTTATTATTTAACAATGTCTGGTAATACGACATTTACTTTTACCAACACACAATAAGGTTGGGCTGTTGGGTTTGTTTTATATCTCACTGGCAATGGCTCAACAGTTACATGGCCTAACTCAGTAAATTGGGCAGGTGGCACAGCCCCAGATGCACCTGCAAATGGTGAAACAGATATTCTAGTTTTTCACACCAGAGATGGTTCAAACTGGTACGGTGTACTTTCGATTGATGCAGCTTCATAAGGAATAGCTAATGTCTTTTGGACAAAATCCTTTTTCTGTAGTAGCTTTTGGTGAAAGCTCACAACAAGAAGATGCAACATTTGCTATCACAGGTGTTGCAGGTACAACTGCTGTTACAGCAGCAGAAGGTAAGGCAGGTGCTAGTGTAACTCCTACAGGTGTATCTGCTACAGGTACAATAGGCACACCCACTGAGCAAGGTAGAGTAACACACGGTGTTACAGGTGTAGCAGGTACAAGTGCATTAGGTACAATTGCAATTACTGGTGGTGCAGGTACTGTAATATCAGTTACAGGTGTAGCAGGTACAGGTGCAGTTAACGGCATTACATTTGGTGGTGATGCAAACGTACAATTAACAGGTGTATCAGCTACTTGTATTACGGATGACCCTTCTGTTAACGGAGATGAAATTACATCATCTTCAGATGCTAACATAGCAATAACAGGTGTAGCAGGTACAAGTGCAATAACTGCAGCAGTAGGTAAAGGTGGTTCAACTAATGTACCTACAGGTTTAGCAGCAACAGGTTCTATTGGCTCTGTAACTATTGTAGCTAAATGTGTGTTATCACTTACAGGTGTTGCAGGTACAGGTTCAATAGGAACTATTACCCCAGACTGCCAAGCTGTAGTTGTGCCAACAGGAGTTCAAGGAACATTTACTGTAGGTAATGAAACTATCAATGCTGTACAGTTTGATTATGAAGCAATTAAAAATAACTATAGTAGGGATCGTACCGTTTATATTGGTGAACACAGCACACTAGGTAATACAGCATATGTACGCGCAGCATAGGAATAATAATAATGTCTCTTAAATGGCCTAACAAAGACCCTGATGAAATAATAGATTATAGCATTGATTGGTCACGATTTCTTAGTGGTGCAACTATCAGCAGTGTTACATGGTTCGTTGATGATGCAGACGGTGTAAAAACACAGCTAACTCCTAGTGGTCAACTTGTTAACGGTATACAATTAGTATCAGCTACAAATACAGACAGTATTGCTACAGCACGTTTAGGTTCTGGTAGTAATAACATACAATATCAATTTAATTGTAGAATAACAGATTCTAATGGGTTAGTAGTAGAACGTAAAGTTCGTTTACGTGTAAGGAATAAGTAATGGCATATAATTTTATAGGACTTGTAAACGAAGTAAATCGTAGGTTGAACGAAGTAGAGTTATCCAGCACCAACTTTGCCGCTGCTTCAGGATTTTACAATACAGCTAAAGATTCTGTAAATGCTTCATTACGTCATATTAATCATGAAGAATATAACTGGCCTTGGAATCATGTATTAGAAGAGGAAACTCTTACTGCTGGTGTTACTCGTTATGACTATCCTACGGATGCTAAACTTATTGACATAAATAGTTTTCGTATTAAAAAGAACACGACATTAGATGTCGGCACTACTAAATTAAAATCAATGGATTATCAGGAATACCTTGACAAACACGTTGATTATGAATATAACTCTAATGCAGACATGAGAACAGTTCCTACTAATGTAGTACGTGCACCTAGCCAGGAGTTTATTCTTCTACCTACTCCTGATAAAGCATACGAGTTAATATACGAGTACTATCGCAATCCTGTATCCCTTGAATTACATGATGATGTACCAAATGTACCTTTTGAATTTAAACATATTATAGTAGATGGTGCTATGTTTTATGCTTACCAGTTCAGGGGTGATACTCAAGCTTCACAAATAGCTCAGGGTAAGTTTGAAACAGGTGTTAAATATATGCGTAGCTTATACATAAACAGATATGAATATGTACGATCAACTGTTTTAAATAGAAAATCTTCTGGCTTAAGAGTTTAACAACTATGGCTACACAGTGGCAAACATTTCCTGTACCTTTTACTGGTGGATTGATTACAAACATTAGCCCTTTACAACAAGGGATTAATAATGTGGGTTCAGCTAATCAATTACAAAACTTTGAACCTTCCCTTGATGGAGGTTACAAAAAGGTATCAGGGTATACTAAGTTTATTAATGCTGCTTTAACAGGTAGTGGAGCAGTAAAAGGCTTGGCTATTGTTCAACAAGACAATAATCAAAAAGTTATAGCTGTACGAGGTGGTACTTATTTTATAGCAAATGCTACTGACTCTAGTCCTGCCTGGACTTCTCTAGGAACCGCATCTAACACTAGCTTTACTAAAGTAAGACAGGCTCGTTTTAATTTTAGCAACGCATACAAAATATGTTTTGTTGATGGTGTTAACTTTCCTGCTATATATGATCGTGCAGCAAATAGTTTAACATACGTAACAAGCTCCACTAGTAATGATCCTGTTGAAGGAGCTAGTCATGTATGTACATTTAAAAGTACTATGTTTTATGGTGTAGGTACTGAGTTAATTTTTAGTGCTCCTTTCGCCCCTACTGACTTTACTTCTTCAAGTGGTGCAGGTAGTATTAGTATAGGCTCCGAAATAACAGGTTTAATAGTATTTCGAGATCAACTAATTATATTTGCCTTAGATAAGATTATGCGTCTTACAGGAAACACCGCATCAGACTTTGTTGTTAGTGCAATTACAGAAGACTTAGGGTGTTTAAGTGCTGATACTATTCAAGAAGTGGGTGCAGATGTTATGTTTCTTGGCCCTGATGGGTTACGAACATTAAGTTCAACAGATCGTATTGGTGACTTTGGTATTGATGTAGCTTCAAAAAATATAAGACCAACAGTAAATAAGTTACAAGATTATGCCTCTAGTTTTTGTAGCATGGTTATAAGAGCTAAAGCACAATACAGACTATTTGCATATGTAGATGGTGAACAATCAAAAATATCTAAGGGTGTGTTGGGAACTAAGTTTATTGATCAAGGGGGTCAAGGTTTTCAATGGGCAACTCTTCAAGGATTTAAAGTAAATGTAGCTGATTCACAATTTATTGGAGAAGATGAGTTTCGTGTTTTTGCTAACAATGATGGCTATGTATATAAAATGGATCAAGGTACAAGCTTAGATGGAGAAAGTATAGATGCTATATATGAATCTCCGTATATGCCTATTAATGATCCTCAGTTACGTAAAACATTTTATAAATTAGATTTTTACATTAAACCTAGTGGTGCTATTAATATTAATGCAGGTATTAGATTTAATCAAAATAAAATAGGACAGATACAACCTTCAACTTTTAGTATTACTGATTCAGGTGCAATTGCAGGTATATTTGGTGATAACGCTACTCTTTATAATACTAGTCGATATGGAGCACCTCGTACACAAAGTTATAAAAATCAAGTGGTAGGATCAGGGGAAACAGTAGCAATACGCATTGAGGATAAAAGTGCAGATGCTTCATTTTTATTAGACACAGCAATCTTTGAGTTTGCTACAGACGATAGACAGTAAGGAAATCTTATGGGTACAGGTTATGTAAGAATAGACACAGCAAACAACATTGCTAACGGTAATGTTATTGACGCTGACGATCTAGACAATGAGTTTAACGGAGTAGAAGCAGCCTTTAGTTCTAGCTCAGGACATACTCATGATGGTACAGCTAGTGAAGGTGGCCCCATAACAGTAGTAGGTCCAGCGCAAGATATTGTTGTAACTACATCTCTATTACGTCCTAAAACAAATAATACTGTAGATCTTGGTAGTAGCAGTTTAAAATATAAAGATTTACATATGGCAGGTACTGCAGCTATAGCTACTAATGCTACAGTAGGCGGTACTTTAGGTGTAACAGGTGCAACTACTTTAGCAAGCACACTTGCTGTTACAGGTGTAACAACACTTTCAGGTAACCTTTCAGCAAATGGTAATGTTACATTAGGTAATGCTGATACAGATACAGTAACGGTGACTGCTGATGTGGCTTCAAATCTTATTCCTTCTGCTGATAACACTTACGATCTGGGTGCTAGTGGCAGCGAGTGGAAAGACCTCTATGTTGATGGCACTGCCAATATTGATACTGGCTCTATTGATACTGCAAATGTGGGAACTTTAGCCGTATCAGGTAATGCATCTGTTGGTGGTGATTTAACTGTGTCAGGATCAATTAATGCTTCAATCAGTGGTGTTTCAGCTACAGCAGATGCACTAACAACTGCACGTACAATTACAATTGCAGGTGTAACTTCAGGTGCAGCTAACTTTGATGGGTCTGATAACATAACTATAACAACAAGTGGTCTTACACTTGGTGGTACAGCAGTTACATCAACAGGTGCAGAGCTAAATATACTTGACGGTGTTACAGCTTCCACT